TTATTTAATATCATTTTCTTTATTATGTTTAGTTGTAAATTCTTCTTTAATTTCTTGTTTGACTGTTGAACCTTTATCACTTTTAATAACTTGCAATTTTTCAGCAATTTCCTTAGGAACTAACACGCCCATTTCAGCACAATTTTCTATAATGCTTAGCCCTTCATTGGCAATGTAATAAAAGATTGTTATCATCAATAAACCACCGTTAAGTCCTAATATCTGATCAATAATATTTGCTAAAACGATAATGCAAAAAATCATCATCTTTCTTGCAAAACCAAACATAGACTTTCGACTCCACAATGATTTATTTTTTACAGCTTTAGATAATCCAGTAACAATATCTAAACCCATTAAAATCATCAGAAACCACATAAGCTTGATGTCTCCTGCATAAATGAATGTATGAAATGCTTCTGATTCTGTAAATTTCACTCTTATTTCCTCCATTTTCTCACTCCTTTATAGTCTTTCTATCTATAATAAAAAGGCATTGAACTTAATCAATGCCTTGGTTTTGTGCGCGTAATTCTGAATTACTTTCTTGAATGTTTTCTGTCGTACTCGTTTCTGGTTCCACATAGTCTGTTCCATCAGGATTATGTTTAGAACGTTCTATTTGTTCAGCTACATAATACGTTTTAAAGTTAGTGCCAAATAACTCAGCTAACATATTCTGTGCTTTACATGCTGTTTTTGCTTCTTCTTCTGTCTTAAATTTATGTGCTGATTGAGGTGTAGCGCCTCGGTTAAACCCACTACCATAATTCTTAACTAAACAAGTTTCCTTACCTGTTTCATCTCTTTCTACTAAAAAATACTGTGTAATTGTCATTTCCATTAAAAACACTCCTTAAATTTAATTATAAAAAATAGCCTTACTCACTTTGAGTAGGCTCTTCATGCTCTTGCTGACTATTTTGTTCTTGGATAATAGCTTTTAATACCGCATTCTCATGTGTTAATCTTGAATTCTCCTGTACTAGATTACTTATAACAATCTGTGGATTTGCCTGTATGTTTTGTTCATTCATAATTATATCCCTACTCTTTCTTCTAATTTTTTAACTTTCATTGCCAATTCTTGTATTGCTTTGATTGACCATGCTGTCATTTCATATGAGTCAACTCCGTCTCCATTTTTCCATTCGTCAGGTGTTTCCCTTTCCAAAATAACACCATGTCTAACACGCTCTATTTCATTATCTTTCTCAGCTTTTAATTTATAACTATATAACTTAATACGATTCACTAGATGATCTAATATATCAACGTTCCAATCTTCAATATCATATTTATATTGTTCTGAAGAAGTCCACGTAGCACTTGCTGCTCTAATAGGTATATATGAATCTGTTGTTCCATTTTTTGTGATACGTATTTCATTTTTACCTCTTAAATATAAATTAGTCGCATTTGTATTTGGGTTAACATCTAAGAAGTTTGCATATAACCCGTTGGCAGCTAAGTTTCGCCATATAACGTCACCACCATTGTATAAGGAACGCCCAGTGATTCTAACCCCATTATCACTTCCGATATAAAAGCGAGCGTTTGAATCTCGATGAGATACTGAGGCTAACCAACCTGTACCACCTCTTATATCAACATAACTATCCGTAGTATCTCTAACAGTAAAACGCACCTCAGAACCTCTTTCGGGTCTTATATAAATATGATTTCCATTCGTAACATAATTTGAATCTAAGAAGTTACCTTTAAACCCTGATGCTCTTAGAGCTCTATAAATGGTATCATCGCCATTATATCCACCACGTGCTGTAACTCTAACCTCTGCATCTGTACCTAGATAAAGATTAGTACCACCATTTGTCATAAGTTTATTACCTACAAATGCTAATGCTCTTACAGGTACATAACGATAGCTATCCCAAGCACCATCACTTGGTATTTGTGTAATATCGACTGCTCTTACCTCGTAACCCTGTTGAGCCGCTAAATACACATTGGAATTAGAAGTACCTAACGCTGCACTTGTTACTAAAAGTCTATCCATACTAAATCGTGTTGACCCATTAGGATTTGTCATTACAATACCGTTGATACCCATATCTAACTTATGACCATCTGTTCTGTTCATAGTGATAATACCGTTTTCTATATTAACAGTTGCTTTGTTATCAACTGCTTGAATACGTTTAGCCGTGATATCCACACTGTTCAAATAATCAATGGTTGCTTTATTAGAAAATAACTTATCAATATAAGCTTCTTTAATCGTTGTGACACCATTCTTGACGATGACGTCCCCGTCATTAATTTCGAAAACATCAGTATTTATTTTAACGCCTTCCGGTCCAACATTTACATCATTTACTTCGCCATTGTCATCATAAGAAATTGTGACACCTGTTGTTGTGTTCATAAGGATTTCAGTTGCTATCTTAGATAAGGTTTGTTTGGTTTTATTAAATTCTTCTTCACTAGCTTTTAATTTAATATCTTTACCATTTTGTTCTATGCTCGTTTCCATTGTTTCAAGACGTTCTTCTTGTTCTTTTGGTGCCTGTGAATAATCGCCAATCTTATTCCCTTCAACTAGCATTGCGTCCGTAACTTTAATTTCAGTTGTGTCATTCTCTGGTGTTGAATTAACCGCTGAATAAATCAATAAAAGTGTACTTGGAACATTTGCTACAAAAGTAAGTTTATTATGGGTGCTATTATCAATTGTTATATCTATAGATCCATTACTCGGTTCATATGGCAATACAGTTGTTTTCCCAAAATTATCTCCACTTGTAACTTCCATATCGAATGTTAATGTATACTCTTGCCCAACTTTTAAAGGCTCTGTTAAGTGATAAACAATTCTTCTATGCGTGGAACTTCCAAATAAATCCGAACGTTCTTTACTATTCAACAATAAATTACGTGTACCAATCTTCATGTTGTTGTATTCAGTCAAAGTTACACGGTCTTTTATCAATTTATCTAATTGTTCTCTTGCACTATCAGCACCATTTAAACGTTCGATAATATCTTTCTTATCCGTTTCATAATCAACACTTTTTACCACTTGCTTGAATTGTTCTTCAGTGTCTTCACGTAATGCTTGAATTGCACCGCTGATTAAAGAACCATCTCCAACAAGAAAACCATCTTCTGTATATTCAAACCCAAACTTATCAGCTACATTTTGCATGGCTTCATTGAATTTTTCTTCTGTGTATTGTGATTGTAAGTATTTCAAACGTTCTTGAATAGCATTCTCTGCTTCGATTAGCGCCACGATTAGATAATAAAAGTCATTTCTCAAGTCTACTAATGCACTTTGCCATTCCATTAGTCTACCAATGGTAGCTGTTTCTTCAGTCATGCTATCCGTGTAATTTTGAACGATTTGTAATTTCGCCAGCATATCACTTAAAGCTTTTTGTAGTTTATCTTTAACATCTAGATCAACTAAATACTCTGAACTTAACGCAACATTAGTTCTTTCCATCTGATTAGCTATTTCAGCACTCATTGAATGTGTGGCTTCTAATACTTGTCTATAAATAATGACTTCTCTACTTAAACCACCGATTTGTTCAACATCATGTGCCGAAGCATGTTTCCATTCGCCATTTACAAACTCTCTTAAAACAGCTACATTTGGATTTGATGTATCAAACCAAAAATCACCTTCTTCAGGATTATCAGGCGGAGTTGGTCCACGATGTAACTTTCGTTGAAGACGTTCAACTTCATCATCAATACGATCTGTAATAATCGTTTCAATATTATTGATATCATTATTCATTTTTTTCTCTAAGTCTTCCAATCGACTTCTGAAGTAATTAAGTAAATCGTCTTCTTTATATTCAACAATATTGCCAAAGTTCCATGTTAATTCTTCTGATATTAATTCATGTGTGAAACCAATTACTTCACTTTCTGCATACAAGCTCGGTGTATAATCTGGGTTCTTAATTCTTACAATGTCACCGAATCTTATTATTTCGTGGGGATATTCTTTCTCTAAATCAAATGCTTCAATCTCATAACTAAGAGCGGAGGCCTTACGCTTATTTAGTTCTGTTTTTGTGAGTGTTGTCAATCTCTCAAGTGTCATGTTTTGATCATCAGATTCAGGTTCATAAAATCCCCAAAGATAACGTTCTGGTAAACCAAATTGTTCTTGCGCATCTTTATCCACTATAGCCACACTTATTCTGGATCCATCTTCTTTTTCTGGACCTTCTGCATATAATGCCGTTTTAACTTCTGATATATCAACTGTACGTTTCATAGAAATTAAATCTTTACCATATACAATCTCTTTACCTTCAAATAAAGGTTTAGGTTGTAACATATTCACTTTTCTTCTAATGACTTCATTGCCTTCTATTTCTATTTCATAATCTGGCTCTAATTTATAAGTTGTGGTTAACTGACCAATTATTTCATGTGGTGTTCTAACAGATGTCCATGACATGGATTTAATACCACCATATTCACATAAACCTTCTTCCCAACCAGAATCTCTTAAAGTTTCTGATAATGCTTCATTCACTGTCATTTTGGTGAATTTACCTGCAGGTATTGGCTTAGCTTTTCCGATATCTTCGACATAAGATGCATCACATTCAATTTCTAAATACTTACCTTCTTCTTCAATTCGATTAATAATAAACTCTCGATAAGCATTGGTTTTATCCTGTATGATGACACGATTACGCTCTTTAAAATGTTCAGCACGCTCAGAAAGAAGTGTGATGTTTAACATTTCACTTTTATCTTCTTTACTCCGTGTATACTCTGCACGTATTACTGCTAAATCATCTTTACTAATGAAATCAATAATCTCACTATTAAAATTTAATACATGTATCAATCTGCCACCTCCTTTCTAGTGATATCTATCACGCCATATCACCTTAGTATCAAAAATACCAGGCGGGTCGATGATTAACTCTGACACACCACTATCTACATTAAAGTAATTAGAACCAAAATCTTTCATTTTCAAAGCACTTTCATCATTGAGTGTAACGAGATTTTGACCTGTATCGATGACGATTAAATCACCTTTTCTAATTACAATAGGTGTTACATCAGATTGCTTTGGCAGTAGTTCTTGTATAGAATAACCAAGAATATTTACGTATAGTCTTTTATCATATTTAGCAGACTTCCCAACATACATCTGAGCAATTCTAGCCTTTCTCTGATAGAAATTACCACTATCTCTATACGTTTTAGAATGTTTGTCTAAAGGTTTTTTACGACCTCTATCTTTTGCATAATCATACTTACAAGTTTCTATATAAATCTCTTGCCCTTTTCTTTCTATAGTCATAAAGACATGCATATTATCTATTTTCAGATATTTAAATGGCGTTTCTCTAGCATAGATACGTTTCGCCTCTCCATGTTCATTATAGGCATATACGATAATTTGTCCGAAATTACGACTGGTTGATGTATTAACATATCCAATACTAAATAAGGTTCGATTGTTTTCATCTAAAATATAGGTAAAACCTTTCCCTGGTCCAGTTGATGCATGATGTCGTACTAGCACTTTAAATTTAATTCTAAAATCTCCAATGCTCTTGCCTAAAGATTTATAAACAGCTGCACCGTGCCAGTTTGTCGCAACGGTCGTTCCGTAGTTTGTAGGATAAATACTTTCTTTTAAATCTGAAACACCAAATCGTCCACCATTTGCATCTCCACCATCTAACTTATTGCCAAATGTCGTGTTTGCTGCAACATAAGCCCAATTACCTATGCCAGTGTGAAATTCATCATTAAATAAAAAAGGTTCTTCATCTTTATTAACTTTGTTCGCATCTTCTGATTTACCAATCATAAAATAATCTTCTGCAACACCATTCTTGCCTTTTGCGATTAAGAAATTGGTACTATCTTTCAAAGCTCTAGCTTCAATGATGACAGGTGTATCTGCAGTTCCTTTATTCACAATAGAAACCTCATCAGATATTGCAGTATTTGTATATTCATTCGTTGAATATTTAAATGGATCAGTCAATATAACGTTTATAGAAAAGTTAATAAATTCCTTAGGATTCTTTGTAAGTTCTATTGGTCCATCAATCGTTGCTTTCCAGTACCATGTCTTTGATTTGAACCTTAATTCAACTTCTTCTTCAAAATTAAAAAACTTTACTAATTCGTTTAATATTTCATCATGTTTTTTCTTTCCGCCAGGTGATAAATAGTCATTACGAACTATCAAAGGAAGCTCAAATTCTAATTCATCAATATTTCTTGATTTCCTTACTCTCCCTGGACGGCCATTTACCTTTTCTCTCTCAGTTGCAAAATTAAAAGAGGGTATATTAAACCCTCTTTCTACAACTAACCAGTCAATCTTTTTATTGTTCACTAAAATTGTATCAAGCATCTACACACCTCCTATTAAGTCGCTGGATTATATCTGCCTTTTCTCTTTTTAGTTCGTTCGTATTTCTCAATTAATTTAAACACTTCATTTTCAAGTGAATACTTATCAATAACAGGTTCATAATCTTTATTTGCTATTTCTTCGTTAGTTGATACTAATTTAGAAACCAAACTAAGTAATGCATCAAATTTTTCTTCTAAACTTGAATTACCTCCAGAAGAACTATTTGAAGGGTTTGGTAAATTATTTGGTCTCTTACTTTTAGGTGAACTTTTTTCAAGGTCATTGGCTGCTAATGCTAATAGTTTCCATGCATCATTACTTCTGCTAGGGTCTGAAGGGATAATCCATTCTGGATAGCCTTCTTCTCCTAAATGATAGAATCCATTCCAGACTTTACCACCAGTTGCAAATCTTCTTGAGCCGCTTGGACCCCAACCAGATTTTCCATAAGGTAGATCTCTGCGCCAGTTGCTGTTATTGAAGAATGCAAGTAGTTGATCATAACCAGATTTTATATTGCCATGTCCTTTGACTTTATAAGCTTTAAAAGTACTTGGTACGTATTGTAGCAAACCTTGTGCAGGTGTTCCGTTAAGGTTATTGATATCTCCAATATTGCCCTGTGTTACACCTGCGTTACCATTTGACTCACGTTGAATTTGCGCAATAATTCCTTTTAATTCAGATTTGGAAAGGTTAACTTTCATACGTTTAGCTGCTCTTTTAATATCTGGTGCCCATTTACTTGCCGCTTTATTTGTTCCACTGCTACCTAAACCTTTTAACCATTCAAGAACATTTGATTGTGGCTTTCCATTTTTATTTAATTGAAAATGTAAATGACCGCTACCTGCAGTATAATTACCAGTGTTACCAGATTTAGCAATTAAATCACCGACTCCGACTCTTTGACCCTTTTTAACTAATTGCTCATTTAAGTGCATGTACCAGTTAGTTAATCCGTTGCCAATATCTATTTCGATAGATTTACCACCACCGTAATCATTCCATACACGAGAGACTCTACCACCAGAAACAGCTTTTACTTTAGTACCTGGCGTCATACCAAAGTCAATACCATAGTGTTGGCCACCATTAAAACCAAGTCCGCCAGTGTAAGCACCGAATTTTTGCCAAATGTCATGTTTGAATAACCACGCAGCATCTCCGTCGCCACCTTCGGCTTCTTCAAACCACGACTTAACTTTACCTACTAAAGACTTTTTAAGCTTATTAAAAGCTCTACCTGCCATGCGCATAGTAGCATTTGCTTTACTTCCTCCAAAATTAATACTACCTAGCATTTTATCTATTAGTTTTTTAGGATTTTTAACATAATCCCAAACGTCTCCAATTTTGTCTCCTAGATAAGATGCGCCTTTTTTTGCTGCACTTACACCAGCTTTGACAGTTTTCTTACTTTTATCAACTGCTGAATGGGCTGTGTCCATTACATCTGCGCCAAACTTTCCAGCTTTATCTTTAGCCTGACTTAGTATATTATCTTTCTCTTTTTCTGAATTCTTACCACCATGAAATTGTGGGATAACACCTGTTCTCACAAGTTGTTGAGTGTGTCGGCCATTTATAACAGAGTCACCTTTACCTAAACCAACTAATACATTTCGACCAATTGGTGCATGTAAAGAACCATCACGTCTTGCAATTAATTCTTGATGTCCTTTTGGACCAGATCCATTTCCAGGACCTTTATCGTTAACAATTGCAGCAGTTGGTGACTTTATTGCTCCACTTGTACCATTAGAAAGTTTAGGTATTTTTTTAATTAGATTCTTATCTGTGATAGCTTTTGAAATCTTATTGATTCCACCTATCATTTTATTTAAACCTGATATAGCTCCATTAGCTGCTGCTTTACCAAGACTTGCTGCTTTTTTCTTAAACGCCTCTTTAGAATCTCCAATAAAGTTCTTGAGTTTATTCAACCAAGACTTGCCTTTGTTATACATGGATTTAAAGCCATTAACTACATTGTCTCTGGCTCCATTAGCTAAATTAGTAACACTAGTTTTTATACTCTTCCATTTGTTAGTGACCCAATTTTTCAAATTAGTAAATATAGTTCTGGTAGATTTAGCTAAACTAGTAAATTTCGCTTTAACACCATTCCAAGTATCCTGTGCTTTTTTTACAATAGAGTTTTTTAATTTATTCCATGTATTAACAGTCCATTTTCTTAAATTGCTAAAAATTTGTTTAGTTGATTTCCACAGGTTATTAAATTTAGTTTTAACGCTTGTATATAAATTTTGAACAGTTTTTACAACTGATTTTTTCAAGTTTAACCAAATTTTTTGTGTCCAATTTTTCAAAGTAGTGAATATAGATTTTGTTGATTTCCATAAACTACTAAACTTAGATTTAACCCCACTCCACAGACTTTGCGCTTGATTAACTACTGACTTCTTAATAGCTGACCATGTATTAGTAAGCCATTTCTTTATAGAAGTGACGATTGCTTTTATGGATTTATTAAGACCTGAAAACTTCTGTTTAACCGAATTCCATATTGCATAAGCAGTAGTTGCAATGAATGTATGAATAAACTTCCATCCTTTTGTGAATACACCTTTTAATAAGGACATTCCAAGTTTGGCTACTTTAACAATTTTTCCAACAAACCAAAGTTGTACTAAATTCCAAATTAATTGAACTACACCTTTTAAAACTTGAACTAATCCATTCCAAGCGCCTTTCCAATTACCTGTTAAAATACTACTAAATATTTTGATTGTACCCAGAATGATATTTAAGGCTCCTTGAATTACTCCTTTAATATTATTCCAAACACTGACAATTAATGCTTTTATGGCTGGCCATAATAATTTCATCAAATTCCAAATGAGGGTCATAATTGGTTGGATTATATTACCCCATATAAATTTGAAAACTGTTGAAATTACATTCCCAATATTTCTAACGGCTTGTGTGATTTCTGTTCCATTCTTTTTCCAAAAAGTAGAAAGTTGTTGTCCAATTTGTAATCCAAATGCTTTAATAGTATTGATAACTTGGAAAAATACTCTCTTAACAGTAGTTGCAAAATTTGTTAGTCCTACAACAACGTTAGGTGGCAATATTTTTGAAAGTGTGATAACACCGTCTTGGCCATTTCCTTTGAATAGTTGGAAGAATCCTTGAAGTGCAATCTTTGCTGCTTTAAAAGTATTCATTACACCAGAAACTGCTTTATTAACAATATTTCTAAATGTTTCTGATTTTTTATATGCTACAGTAAATCCAATACCTAAAGCTGTTAAACCTCCTACAATCCATAATAAAGGACCACCTGCAAAGCTTATCGCTGTTCCTAATGCCGGAAACATCCTAACAGCTGTAGCAACTTTACCAGATAAAAATGCCATTAATCCGCCAGCTTTTGATATACCTATTAACAGAGGACCTAATGTTGTCATTGCACTTCCCATAACACTTATAAATGCACCAAAAACAAAAAGTACAGGTCCTATTGCTGCAACTAATACTCCAAATGCTACTATTGTCCCTTGTACCCAACCATGCATATTAGTAAGCTTAGTCGCTATGCTTGCAATGCCATCAGCTAATTTTCTAATAAAAGGTGCTAACACATCACCTATGCTAATAGCTAATGATTCAATTGCTGATTTCATTTTGCGAAGAGAACCACCAATTCCACCTTCCATTTCTTTAGCCATCCTCTTAGAAGCACCTTTTGATCCATCTATTGACTTAGTAAGTTTTTGATAATCTTCATCTGAAGCATTTACAACAGCTAACGCACCACTCATTGATTCCTTACCAAATATAGTTGCTGCTGCTGCAGCTTGTTGATCTTTAGATAAACCACTCATTTTTCCTCTCAACTGATCAATTACATCTCGCATTGGTAACATTTCTCCATTACTATCAGTAATCGATATGCCAAGTTCGTCCATTTTGTCTTTCATTGCTTTTGTCGGTTTTGAAAGGTTAGTAAACATCGTACGTAAAGCTGTTCCAGCTTTCTCACCTTTTATACCTGCATTACTCATTAAACCTATCGCAATAGAAGTATCTTCTACGCTATAACCTAGGGCACCTGCAACAGGTGCTGCATATTTAAAGGCATCACCTAGCCCTTTAACATCTGTATTAGCTTTAGAACTAGTTTGTGCTAGGACATCAGCAAATCTACTGCTATCTTTAGCTTCCATACCAAAAGCTGTTAAGGAGTCTGTTACAATATCACTTACTTGACCTAAGTCTTCTCCAGAAGCTGCCGCTAAATCCATAACACCACTTATACCTGACATCATCTGTTTGGAGTCCCAACCAGCAAGTGCCATATAATTTAAAGCATCAGCACTTTCAGAAGCACTAAATTTTGTTTTAGCACCCATTTCTAAGGCTTTTTTGCGTAGTTGATTAAACTCATTACCTGTTGCTCCTGACGTTGCTTTAACTTTTCTCATAGAATCGTCAAAATCAATACTCTTTTTAGCTGCTGCACCAAAACCAGCTACAATAGGGGCTGTAACATATAATCCCATAGAGCGACCAATATTTTTCATACCCTCTCCCATAGTTTTTAATTGAGGACCAAACTTAGAAAAGTTATTACCTAATTTACCAAGAGAAGTATTTATCGCTCTTTGATGGTCTTGTAAAGACTTCATATGTTTTGTAGCTTCTTCTAATTCACGATCATATAGATTTAATTTTGCTCTAGCTTCGTTATATTTAGCTGCTGCTGCTTGAGTTTTAGCACTATTTTCTCCGGTTTCAGCACTTAATCTGTCGTAATTTTGTCTAAGTTCTTTGACGACTTCTTTTTGAACTCTTTGCCTTTTGGATAGACCGTCAACTTTGGCTTTAGATTTTTCTAAACTATTATCATATCGACCAAATTGTGACAAATTAGCTGACATTTCTTTATTAACCATTCTCATTTGTCTTTGAAGACCGGTAACTCCTTTATTAAAGCCGGAACCGTCTAAATCAACACGTATGACCATATTACCTATAGGACTTGCCATATAATTCCTCCTTTCTCTAAAAATTTATAAATAAAAAAGCCACTCAATAGTGAGTGACTATCCAAAAATATCTTTAAAACTCTTAGCTTTTTCTTTTGTTTCAATACGTGATTCAACAATTTCTAAGAAGAAGTGAATGGGCATGTTTGCCACTTTATCAGGATCCATGCCTTCATCAATTAACTTTTTAGCAATTTTCATATAATTATTATATGCACCTTCTTCCGTTAAATCTTCAGGCGTTATTTCTCCTTCTCTTCCACGAACTTTTTTGTATCTCTTGGTTCTCCACCACTAGTAATGTTTCTAAGAACAGTACCTAAAGTTTCAAAACCTTTCTGTCCACTTTCAAGTCCTTTTTGTAATTCTTCAGGAGTAAATTGATTATCAAATGCATCCGAAACAAATTGGAATACCTCATCTAGTACATCAAATTGTTCTTCTGCTTTCTCAGAAAATTCTTCAATCTTTTGATCATATTCTTTCTTTTCAGTTTCAGATAATTTTTCATACTCTTCTTCAGTTAATTCATCTAAATCAGTATCGTTAAATACTTTTTTCATTTTTGCTGAAAGTTTTGAACCATAAATTGTTTCATATAAAGTTATAACTGGTTTAACTAAATATTTTTTCGTCTGAACTTTCCCTGTCTTTGTAAATCCTGTAATTAATTCGATTGATGTACGTTTCATTTAAATTCCTACTTTCTCAATTTTTTCTTTTTAATTTGGCCAAAATAAAAATAATAGAGGACTTTCGTCCTCTCTTTATGCTTCAGGAATGTTGTTTTCTCCTGAATCATCTGTATTACTATTGTCGTCTGTATTACTATTATCACCAGTAGTATTTTCACTTGGTTTAATAGCGTTCTTTGCTTCTTCAACTATAGGAGAACCTACTGTTTCCATAAATTCTTCATACGTTTTACCGAATGTTTCCATGAACACATATTCACGACCTTTAGTTTCACCTTTTGCATCATAGCCTGTAACATGTGAAGCTTCATCAAAAATACGATCAATAAAGCTACCTTCAACTTCGTCATTTTGGAATTCAACTTTATCTTGTTTAGACTGACCTTTAATACCTGGTCTTGTGAATTTACCTTTAAATAATCCAACCCATTCACTAGAACCATCATGATTACGACGTTCAAATACTACGCCTACATCTGGAGGAATATCTGCAGCACTATACTTATAACCTCCAGAGCCTTTTTTCGCTCCCGACAAGAATGCTTTTTGGTCTGATGGTACTGTAACAAATGTAGTTTTAACTTCTAACTTACCATTTGATACTGCTGTAGCTGCTACAATATCATCACCATATGTGTCTTCAGACTCTTGAGGTCTATCAACTTCAATTTCTTGAAGGAATCGTGTACGCATACCTTGCCCATATCTAATACCTTTTTCGTCGTCTTGCTCAACAGGTGCTGAATAGAAGTTTGACACCCCAATTGCAATTCCAGATACACCTGTACTAGCAAAGTGCTGTAAATTTAATTTTAATAGTCTTTCTGATTCTTTTAAGTTTTTTAACATATTACTTCCTCCTAATTTTTAAATGTGAATATTCTGCCCTTAGCACGTATAATTTCTCTAAAACAAAATGTTTCAATTTCATAAAGCGGCTCACGGTAGTAAGCTTGAAAATTCATTCTTTCTAATAAAAAAACAAGCTTTTCAGCTTGTTTATAGGGTTCATCTTGTAACCACCAAATATCTATTTGATAATCATATTCTCTAGATAATTGCTGATCATCTGCATAATCTTCTGGTGTATATGGTAATGGCGTAATTCTAACAATAGGATTGTTCGTTGTTTCATGAAAGTTTTGAGGCACGACGTATTTAAAAACATTGTCTGGAATTGTTATTTCATCTTCATTTACCAATAATTTATATATTTCATCTGTAATGTTTCTCATTTTTTCATGCCTCTTCTCATAGCGTTTACCATCGCTTTATTAACTATGTTTCTACCTTCTTTTTCACTTTTAGTGACAAACAACTGTGGTCTTTGGTACATAGTTCCAAATTCAATGACATGAATTCTGTGACTATACCCTTTTTCATATCCTACTGTTACATATTTCTCATAAGAATCTCTATCAGTTTTGACATTAGAAATCGCTACATGATCTTTTGCATGTTTGCTTCTCTCACTTTTAGGTGTATTTTTAACTAATAACGGGATTAAAGAAGAAGCACCTTCTTTTAAAACTTTATTCTGCAATCTCGGAAAAGATAGTAACTCTCTTCTTAATCCAGATTCTATTGTGTTTTTTTCAATTTTAGCACCCACTATGTTACCACCTCACCATAGACTCTTAAGAATGATTTATCACGATAATCTGGCTTAAAATACTTAACATCATAACGAATACCTTCGTGTATAACATAATGCTTATTACTAGGTTTATAATCACCTCTAGGGTCTCTTATAATAAAAGTTTTTATAAACTTACTACCTGTATTAATACTTGTTTGCATATCAGACTCTTTAGAATCTTGAATACACGCATAACAACTATATAACTCTTCGGGTTTGGGTGGTTGAGGTAATCCATTAATTGATTTGCTGACATCCTCATTGAATGAAATTCTTTCGTTTAAATCTTTACTGTTAAATTTCATTCAACTATTATATCCATATCTACTGCATATTCATAACGTAATTTATGAACGGTACTTAATACCATCTGAGGAGCATAACTTAAATCACGTTCTATATATGCAATTCTATTTTCAAAGTAATAAGCTGTTAATGGAAATACAGCTCTATGAAATAATGGATGTCCCTTAAACCACTCAATATGACTTCTGTATTCACTAGTAACTGCACTCGCTATATCAACAAACGCCCAATTGTAATACTCTTTAATCAAATCATCTTCTGAATGATGATCAACTTTGCAATGTTTTCTTAATAAGTCAAAATTTTCTTCAGTAATTTTCATTTAAACCACCTCATTTTTTGACTTCGTCAATTCGCTCAAGTACTGTCCCATGCTCTTTTAATTTTTTATTAATCTCATTTGCTCGTTTTACGGTCATTTCAAGCTCTTCTTGTGGTTCTACTACTTTACCTACTTCTAAGTCTTTATACTTCAATAAAGCCTTGAATTTAGCCATATAAATCACTCCTTAAATTAATTAAAAAGAGGCATTTAAATTAAGCCTCTAGTGTATTTTCTTCCGTATTATCATTTGAATTATCAACTGTACTATCATTCTTACCATGTGGATAATCACCTTCTACTTGGAAATCCACTTTAACGACAGCTTGTTTATTTTTTAATCTAGCATCTAATCTTAAAATTGGAGAAAAGACTTTTCCGTATTGATTCCATACTTCGTAATTAACCAATAATTGTTTTCTTAAGAATAGAACAACCGCATCTTTTAATGAGCCAACAAACATTGTGTTTTCTCCAATTACTTCTTTATCAATTACTCTCACATCTTTACCAAACATTCTATAACCTGTTGCTGATGTGATAGATTCTTGAAGTAAATAACGGCCATTCTTATCTTTCATTTGGTCTAATTGATCATATACATCTGTTGATACGACAAATTCTTTAGCATAACGTTTTTTCAATTCAACATTTAGGATTGTTTTAATTTCTCCAATAGTTGTTACTGTTTTAGGTGTTAAATCTTTTAAAGCATTAAGAATTTTGCCATTCTTTGTAGCCGTGATTTCTTCAGCTAACTCTTCAACAATAATGTTTTCAACTTCGACACCATCATCTAATGCTTCCCAAGATACTTTTAAAAGTCCACGATGAGTATTGATTTCATACTTTTGTTCTCCTAACTTTCTTAAACCTAGTTCAGGAGATTCCTCAAGTTCTTGAACTGTTGGTAAACCTGCTTTCTTTGTTTCGTCAGTTCTTACTGGGAATTTACCAATAGGCGTCTTAACATTTCTAACGTCTACTAATTTATCTAAAGCTTCTAGTTCATCTGTGAAATCTTCAATTTTAGTAGAAATTTCTTCTGGTACCAATACCCCTTCATCTGTAGTTTTAACAGATCGTGTATTTTGAGTAATAAGATATTTACGGAAGTTTTCTACAGCATCTGAAACCTTATTTTTTATTACGGCATTATCTTTTGACAATTTTGGATTACTTCGCTTGTGTGAACGCTGCCCATTTTCACCACCATCATCAGAAGAATCTCCTTCTTCGCCTTCACCATCTTCAGATTGCTTTTTGTTGTTAGACTCTTCTTTTGAATTTTCACCCTCTAAATCTTCTAACAGTTGTAAGTCTTCTTCCTTTTCAGCTATTTGTTCATCAAACGATTTAACTTCATCACGAAGTTCCTTCGCTTTTTTCAAATCAGATTCTACGTACTTTAATGCTTCTTTTCTTTTGGCATCACGTTGTGTTCTTAAATTCTTTAAAGCTTCAAGCAATTGTTTTTTGTTCATAATTGAACCTCCTATTATTTTAAAATTGTATAAAAAATAAGCTTCACCATAATTGGTAAGCTTCTGGATTCATTTTTTAACGGTGTTAATCTTCACCGATTTATAACAACTCAATTTCTAATTTAACCTTTTCATGTTCAAATTCATCATTCAATTCCTTAAGACTTCTTAGAGCAGGTGCTACATCAGTATCTCGATATGCAGGATACGTAACAACTGAAACATCTGTTAACTCTTTAAAACTTGTTAATGTCCTCATGTAAATATCATTCTCTACATCAAACATCCATTCATCACCATCTGAATTTAAAATGAATCCAAATGAACATTGATTAACATTACCTAGTTTTATGTTTTCATAAATGTCACTTGCTAATGTAGTATTAGGTAATGTACATTCAAACTTCAACCCTGTTTCATCAACTTCTAACTTTAAGGTTCCTGAAGTACTTCGACCAAGTATTTGACTAGGTTCGTGATCAACTAAGCATCTTACATCATCTAAATTTGTATCATTTAAAGATTCAGATGATATTGTTTCTTTAAATCCTCCTAAATCTTCTGACCAAGTATTAAATTTAAGTGCATAACCACCAATAACCATCTTCTCTGATTCTTGATTAGCTCTAACTTCAATACTATTCATGATTCTCTTTTCCTCATTGTTCATCTTCATCACCTCCTTCAAAACTAGATTTATGTTTATTATCAGTTGATTTATTCATTTGATATTCATCTACTTTTTCAATATTCACATGATTTAAATCAACTCTATGTTTTGAGCCAAATCCACCTTCAATTGGAGGTAATCCTCTTGTTTTTCTTACCTCATCCAAGTTTTTAACACCATCTTCAAGATCTATTTTATCTATCTTGGCTTGTGTTTCTGAGTCAACAACTCTCAAATCAGAAGTATCAAATCTAAATCTTTTAACTAAGTCATCTGAATCAGAATTAAAATAAAATTCTAACGCTGAACAACTAGCTTTCATATATGGAGCTAATGTTGATAAGTATTCTAAATTCGCATCTGTAATACTAATATTTGTTGGTTCAATACCAAACTTATGAAGTGGGATTCCAAATACTCCTGCGATTTCTCGTGTTGATGATTTATTATCTCTAATCAACTTCAATATTTCTGTATCAACTTCTAATTGGTCAAATGACATAGATTCATCTAACACAACAACTTTTCCCGCTTCTTTAGTTCCACTGTATTGTTCATGGAATGATTTTCTCGCTTTATCTCTAGCTGCTTTATTATCAATAACACCTTTCATCTTTAAAATGCCACCTGCGTGTGTTCCATTTTTCAAGAAATTACCTAGAAATTGTTTACCATAATGATCAGTTTCTAAAGTCTTTAATAATGACTCTAAGAGTGAGATACCTTTAAACCCATCTAATGAATGAAATTTGATATCAACCACATCATAGTAATCTAACTTTATAATTTTCTCGTGATTTGGTTTATATTCAAAATAAAGCGTATCATTATCATCAGCTTTTAAACTTACTTTTGATGTTTTCATGAATATCAATTTCTTTGGATTAAACTGTTGATCTCTAATAATTCTAAAATACCCGTGTCCAGTTAACATAGCATTAGCAAAAACAATGAATTTAAAAAGATATCCATTGTAATAATCATTTGGTCTTACATTAATTAACTTTTCCAAATAATTATTTTCTTCATGAACACCTTGTTTCCAAATTTGAATATCCATTCGTGCTAAGTCACCAGCCAACATGCTTACAGCAGTAAATATGTCAGTATTTTTTATAGCATCTACCCCATCATAATCATTTAATACTGGAGCATCTTCAATTCCTGGAAACATTTTTGTAGCCTTTTCTATATCTATTCGTTCCATCTCAATCGATCTACTTCTATTACCGATAAAAATCCCCAATCATCCTACCTCCTTTCTGGTTTGGATTCATGGTCAATAATCAATGCAATTAATATTAAGGTAAAACCAGTTGTCACTAATCCTATTGTTTCACCAAACTTTATATACATAGCAATATTAACCATGGCTAAACCCAATAAAAAAAGGATGCCAGTTATATTAGCAACCAATAGTTTAAAAAAATCTATTATTTTTCCTATTTTCATTACTTCACCACCTAGAAACCAAATTCTTCACTTTCGTATATTTCATCCCAATTTTCTTGGAATTCATGCATTCTTGCTTCTGTCCATGCAATAAGAACTGAGACAATACTGTCTATCTTTTCTCTATACATTGATTTATCAACTTTACAGTTTCCTTCTTTGTCGAAAATAAGAACTGCATTATTCACTCCGACATCTAATGCGGGATTGTTAGAATGCATTATTTTCTCTTGTAATACATCAAGTTGAAAATCTTTGATAGGTTGTGACATCACTTTGAACGATTGGCCAACCTCAATAAGTCGCCAGTTTATATCTTGCCGCTTCTCTAAAGAAGTTAAAAATGTTTCTGAATGCCATGGATCATAACAAAGACCTATAACATTTAAATTATGCTCATCTACATAATTAGTTAAATACTCTATTACATGTTCAAAATCTATAATTCCATATTCAGACCGTGTTAGTGTTGCATTACCACGATTGACCATTTCAAGATAATCTATCTTATCACGTTTGATTTTAGCCTCAATGCCTCCCCTAGTACCAACAAAAACATGTGAATCTATATAATATTTTTTATCAATGGGATATATAAAACCAATACCCGTTAAATCGTTAAGTCTAGATAAATCGACCCCAATATATACATCTCTATTTCTAATATCAGGTGGTTTTTCAACACTAATATTTTCCCAATCTTTAATGTTAACTAAAGATGAATCACTGTTTGACTGCCATATATTAAAGTTTTTTGTTTTAATTTTATGTGTTTCACCTTTGTCTATTTGTTCTTGCATATCATCTTTGATTGTTTGCAAAGCAACATCATAAAATGACTCAACTTCAAGTAATGGATTAGCTTTAATCCAATTCTTCTCATCGTCTATTTCTTCATCATTATCCATTTCTGCACAATAAGCAAAGTAATTATCATTTTCAAACTTGCCATACATTAAACCTTTACAATACACATATTCTTTATACATCGGTCCATTCAAATTAAATCCTGCTGTACTTATGATTGCTATTAATCTATTCACTTGTTGAATCATACCTGAACGCAGGACTTCAAACATTGAATCATCTTTTGCCTCATGATACTCATCTAAAATACCGATATATGGGTCAAATCCATCTAATTTCTTTGTATCTTTTGAAAGTGGCTTCAATATTGAACCATCTCGCTTATTTTCTAGAAGATTTTTTGATGGTGTTATTTTAGTTATGTTATATACTTTAGCCGATTTGTCTCTTAATGAATTCAACTGCTTCATACACATTTCCCAAACCACTTTAGCCTGGTCTTTTGCATTGGCTGTACAATATATTTGTCTACCTAATTTAGGATTTTCACCAAAAAGTAATTCATAAAGATTAATTCCAGCAACTATGATAGACTTACCGTTTTTTCTGGCCATACTAATATAAGCACGTTTAAATCTTCTATGACCTTTTTCGTTCTGCCAACCATAAATACTACCAACAATAAATTTTTGAAATAAGGCTAGTGGATGACATTCTCCAGTTTTAATATCTGGTAACTTCTCAATAAAGTTAATTACGTGTAGCGCTTTATTTGGTTGCCATTGATAGTCTAAATCTTCACGTTTTAAATCATTTATATGTCTTTTACATGCTCTTTTAACCATATTTGATGCTAAAATGTCGCCTTTTAGCACTTTTTTTGCATAAAAAGTAACTGGATCAATTAATTTACTATTAGTTGAAGAATTCATCCATTGGATCCTCTACAACTTCATTTTTCTTAGGTGCGACAATTTTTATACGACTATCTAAACTAATGCCTATCATACTAGCTGCAGCTCTCATTTCTCTTGCTACTTCTAATCTTTTTGATACTGCTGGATTAATCTTAATATTCATTATTACACCATCGTCATTTCTAACTGGTATATTATGACCATTTTCTTGTATGTCTTTTGTAAGTTCCAAATAACTTGAAACTTGTTCGCAGTAATGACAAACAATCTGTAAATCTAGGTTTGCTATAGGCAATTCTTTCATTAAGGGAACAATACGCTTGTATTCTTTCTTTGCCAATTTACTTAACCAGGTAGGTGGCCGTTCGGGAATTCCTTCGAATACATTTAATAGTTCCTCTTCCTCTTTGCGTTGTCTGATTTCTTCTTTTGTTAAGTTTTTCTTAGTAACATCAGTCGCAACACGTTTTCTACCTGCCAAACAAACCACCTCCTTTATAAATTCAGCTTTAAAAAGGGAAAAATTCCGAAAGAAAGCCCCGCACCGTTCCGGTGAACTTTTATCAGTGGCCGGTCAATTTTGGTGGGGGACTTATTATTTTCATTTTTTATTTTTCCATTTTTTCATTTTTCTTGTTTTTCTTATTTTCACATTCTGTACTTTTTTAAATCTTCTTTTGTTTTTTGGTTATGACATTTATTGCATAACGGTTGCAGGTTATTTTCATCTAATCTTTTTGACCAATCTATTTTTGTTGGAATGATATGGTCAACAACTTCAGCTATTGCTCCACAAGAAGCACATATATAATCATTTTTTATTAATACAATTTCTCTTTTACTTAACCATTCTTTACGTTTATAGAAGTTTAAGTATTCAGGATTGTTTCTTTGTCTTGCATCATTATAAGCTTTGTTAGTGTATTTCTTATGATCAACACAATACGTTTCATTGTGTGAAATAAGTTTGTTACAAGTTGGATGATTACATCTTCGCATGATACCAATATTAATCACTCCTTCATCACATAGTAAAAGGACCAACACAATGTGTCAGTCCTTTATATATTTTTTCTATGTTATAACAATAACACAATTAATCAATAGAAAGTGTAGCATGATTGTTGACAACGTTGACTACTAACTATTAATGAAGTCTATTCTCTTAATACATTCAGCATGTTTCTTTCTAATGTATTGTTCACTATAACCTAAGTCATAAGCAATCTCTTGCAGTGTCATATCATCAATGTATTTCTTTCTCAATATCTTATGTTCAATACCTTCAAAGCGATCAATCAGTTCTAATACTTTATTCTTTTGTCTTTCTATTCTTTCAATTCGCTCATTCAATTCTTCTAACTCCTCTCGGATTCTATCAACTTGTCTGACACGTGAGAGCATGTCTTGCTTCTTCCCTAAGTCTGCACGTGCATAACTTACTGAATACCATCTATCAATTTCTTCTTTACTGATATCTCTTTTCAACTCTAATGCTTTATGTTGCATATCTAAATCACGATATAACTTAAGCCACTCGAACAATACTTCTCACCACCTGCTATAACTGAGTATGAACTATCAAACCTTTTCAACATCAAATATATTAACCTGCTGATCATCTATATTATTGCTTATCAATAATGTGTTTCCTAAAACGCTATTCACAATATATTCTTTACCACCATACTTTACCTTGTCTTCTACTTTTATACTTTCAACTCTATTAATACTATTCAATGGATTAAAACCATTGGGATATCTGTTTCCTAATTTGTTTAAGTTATGTCCTGCCACTTCATCTAACGTTACATTACACATACTCGCAAGTGATGATAAGTACCAAAGTACATCACCTAACTCTTTTACTATCTCTTCTTTGTTTAACTCATGACCATGAAATATATGTTTCTTAATAATGTCTGCTACTTCTCCTGATTCTCCAGTTAAACCTAAAGCATAGTTTGTTAATGCTTCTGTTATATTTGAATCATTATTATGAGTTCTTAATGCTACCTCTTGATATTTATTGAGTTCCATTATTATCTTCCTCCATCTTCATCATCGTGATAATATATTTAAATGCTTGTTCTTCAGTAAAACCTGCACTTACTATTTCATCAAAGAGTACTTTCATTTGGCAAAAGCCTAATCTATTCTCTTCGGTTTGTATTTGTTTTTTATAGTCTTCTAAAGTTAACTCAAACATCATATTCTGTATGTCTTTATTAAACATGTGGTCACTCCTCATACTTCTTAACGTCTTTTTTACTTGGACCTTTTTGTGACTTAGTATATTTATGTTTTAAATAATTCTTGTGCATGTTGTGAATGGTTATGCATAACACTACGAACATGAACATAATAGTTATTAATGTATCTTCACTCATATCCTCACTCCTTAACTGCATTTATCACTAACGCAATGAATATAACTGCGAATAGTATTAATCCGAATGTCAATGTCTACCAACTCCACTGAAGGCTTCACTAAAATTTTGAACAAATCTTCGAAATAGTAATGTAACCTTTTCAATATCATTCTCTGGAACATCTCTAAACTCTAATCGTTCAATAGGATGTTCCTTAACTTTGTCTTTGTATTTGTATGTGGGTTTTATGAATACTGGTTCTCGTTTCATTCAACATCTCCCCATTCCTGTGAACCACGGCTCGTTATCTTTATAAGCTTGTGTGTCTTCGTAATCGATTGGTGGTTCAACTGTGTCTGGTATAGTAGCATACTTATATGATCGTTTGACGAATGCGTATAATGTTATAAGCGATATTATTAATGTGATTAGGTATAGTTTCATTACGTGTCCTCCCTATACATCATCTGTAAGTCATACAAGACAATTCCGAAGTCATTCGTACCATCTCTGCTATCCATTTCAGTTAATTCTTTCGCTAATTCTTGCTGTGCTTTGAATGATATTAGTCCTTGTTCTCCATTGTGTAATTTGATATATGTTTTAATTTTGCTTTCTTTATATGCTTTCCAAATATTTTCGTAATTCACTTTCGCCATGTCATTCACGCTCCCTTATCCCTAATTCATTCAGTCTATCTCTGAAATCCATATACTCTGGTTTACCTGGACACGCTTCAACTTTTCTATCAATAAACTTTGAAAAGTCTTTAAGTAATTCACGTTGTTTCTCGACATCTTTGATAAGCGAGTCACGTTCACGCTTATACTTAATACTTTCTGCGACTGCTTCTTTTAATCCAGCTGTTAATTTGTCATGTGCTGTTTTATATTGATCAAGTTGATTCTCTAACTTAGTTATGTCTTCACGTGTGTATTTTATTGTTGGCATGTTTTAGTCCTCCTAACACTTTTGTCACATCTCCCAATTTTTTATCACATACTGTTATATTATTTATAGAGGTGAATTTTATGGATAATAACGGTGGATGTTGCTTGTTAAATATAGTTGGTTTTGTCCTTACAATCTTTTTAATTATTTTTGTAGGCTTATACCTTTTATTTACTGGTCAACTTCAAGACTATTTAAGTCAGTGGTAGGACATAGTTAGAATTCAACTATGTCTTTTTACATATCAAAAATACTTAACTGTCCCCCTGCTACTGGTTCGTCATCATGTTCAACTACATAATCTTTATGAGTGAATCCATGAAATATAACGAGGTTCCCTTTGTTATCAGCTATGCGGTAAATATCAACTGTGTCTTTATTTACACGCCATTCTGTGATTTCTCCTACCTGGTCTTTACCTACCTCATAACAAGTTTTATCGTCATAAATTTTTGTGATCATATTTACCAACTCCCACAACAGTCATTGAATAATTGTTTAGCATAATCGCCAAACTCTGTTTTCTGAGGGTACTTCTTTAGCCATGGTTTAGGTTTCGAATAATCCTTCTTAGGTTTTTTCTTTTTACTTTCTAAATTTTTATATTTTAAATATGATTCCGCATCACATTTCGCAAAACCTTTAGGCACATTTACCGCTGTATCAATTTCCCACCCAGCTCTTATACGCATCCTTACGAATGGCATATCTAACTCATACTCATCAATGCTATTAAGATGTGACTCCGTTAATATATATTTTTTACCTTCAACTACTATTTCCTTGCTCACTTAAATTCCATCTCCTCTAGCTCATAATCTTTAACTTCGAATCTATTAGTATCAGAAAAATCATATGGGCATGACTTCATTCTGATATCTAATTGGTTTCTAATATCTTCTTCATCTTCAGCTACTATTTCAAAAGTTCTCTCAAACACTACAGGTGTTTTAGTTACTACTCTGTACGCTCTCATGTGATCACTCCTTAACAGTTTTCAATAATTGCTGGTGTGTTTTTCAATTTGTATTCTTGAAAAGCTATTTCTTCATATAATTTTTCGTAATCATTGCCATACCATTTGAAAAACAATTTTGCTCTTTCCTCGCTACAGTTTAATCTTCTCTGTATTTCTTTTATTGTTATCATGTTAATTGTCTAAATCCTTTCATTCGATAGTCATCGCCTTCAAGTGTTAACGCAGTTGTATTAGACATTAAGCGACTGAACAGTCTTTGTTGGTCTTTTGTAGCAGTAAGTTCTTTTATCGTTAAATTAGTTGTGATGATGTTATGTTTGCCTTTTCTACTTTCAGCAATTTGAAATAGTTTTGACATGCCATAATCAGTAACGTTCATGCCATAATCATCAAACACCATTAAATCAACTTGACTTATTGCTCTTTCTAAATCTGATTCTGAATACTCACTATTTTTATCGAATGTAGACCTAAACTTTGATATCAATTCTGATAAGTTAATGAATAATACAGAATAGTTCTTGTCCTTAACTTCTTTTAAAATCGACATTGCTAAATGCGATTTACCTAATCCAAAAGAACCTTGTAATAACAGTGATTGTTTATTTTCTAAAGTGAATGATTCTGCATATCTCTTGCATAGTGCCTTTGCTTTCTCTTGACTTTCATTTTCAGGAATAAAAGCTTCGAATGTTGCACTCTTTGTTTCCTCATTTTCACTCGAAAATTTAAGTATTCGATTAACTTCTTTTTGTTTTTGTTGGTATTTGAAGTTTCTTGACATTTCTTTACCATGTTCAATCATTTCGCAGTCACAACCTAACTTGAATGAATAACCACTTTTGAATTGATATTCTTCATAATCTCGACCACATTTTTCACATCTAGCTTCTTTAATTAATTTAGGCTGTGTTTTATGTTCTAATTTATTTGCTAATTTAGGATTAAATAAGTCATTCATCTAATCACCTCAATTATTCATATATTTAAGATATGGATTATCTTCATCAGATATCTTTTCTTGCTTACTTCGTTTATTACTTCTTGCTGAAATATCGTCCAATGTTTTAATGCCATCGTTATGCCATGATTTCAATATTGAGTTAACATAGTTCCAAGTTATTACGTTATTGTTTACTCCTTCTTTCATAGCTGCGATAACTATTTCATTTCCGTATTCTTTGAAGTCATCTATCCAAGCACTAATTTGATCTGCAATATATGGCTTAAGTACGCCAAAACCATTAGCTTGGTAAAAGTCAAACGGCGACTGCTTACTACTACTGTCATTCTTAGTATTGTTATTATTAGTTAAATCATTATTAGTACTATTATTATTAGTAGTGTTCGATTCTCCTACGTAGGTTTTTCCTACGTTGGATTTTCCTACGTTGGATTTTCCTACGTTGGATAATCGCATGTGGGTTGGATGTTCAAAAACTGAATACTCATATTCTTTTAAACGCCCCTTATCGTCACGTTTCCTCGTTCTTCGTATATAACCAATTTCTTCAAGCTCTTTAATGCCGCTTTTTAAACTACTCAGCCCATCACTAGTATGTTTTACTAATTCAGTTTCATATACTTGCCAGTCATCTGGACGGCTAAGTAAATACAATAATATTCCTTTGGCTTTCCAACTGATTGTATCGTCGTGTATAAATTCTTTATGAACAGTTACAAAATTACCTGACTCTTTATAAACTCTAAATGTCGCCATTATTTTCACCTCTTAACATTCTGTTTAATCTTTCATCTACTTGAACCCAACTATCCTCTAAATGGTATTTTTTATTAAAGCTATCCATTCCTATCGTGTGTTGTTCTGTATGATGATTTCTACAAAGTGCTAACACTTTATTATCTGTATGATCAATCTTGTTTCTGTTCCGTCCTCTACCTACTGCGTTATAATGTGCTAAATCGCTATTAGGCTTACCACAAATGGCACATGTTCGATTTATGGTACTAACATATAGAAAACTCTTATCGTCCTTTAACAGCTCGCTAGTACGATGATTTAAAGGTATGTCATGTATGAAAACCCAATTGATAATAATCTCTATTAATTCTTTAGCTATTTTCCTACTACAATTTGATAAGCTAAACGATTCATAGCCATTCATGAACACAATGTAATCTTTAAACATCTGTCTCATATACTCTCTTGGTTGCCCTGTGTGTACTTCTATGTCATTACATAAGGCAAATATCTTACGACGTTGTTTATCCGTTATCGTATCGATATCTAGTACATCTAACTTAACGTTGACAGGCACATTGTTATCAAGTAGTAACGTTGTTTTATTGTCTAGTTCAGCATCATCTATGACGATAGTATGGCTACCGTCATAGTTTTGCTGATACGTTATAATTTGAGTCATTTAATCACCTCATCAGAAAGGTAAATCTTCCGATTGGATATCGATTGATCCATTGGCATTGGTAAATGGATTATGTTGTTGTGGTGATTGATATTGATTGTTTTGTGGTTGCTGGTAATTGTTTGATTGTTGATAATTCTGTTGTTGGTAACCTTGTTGTTGATTATATTGTGGAGGTTGATAGTTATTCTGCTGTTGGTTATTACTTTTCGGTTCTAGGAATTGCACACTGTCACATACAACTTCTGTGACATATACACGTTTACCTTCATTGTTTTCATAACTTCTTGATTGAAGTCTACCTTCAACACCTGCTAAATTACCTTTATTTAAATACTTATTAACATTTTCTGCTGGTGTTCTAAATACAACGCAATTAATAAAATCTGCTTGTCTTTCTCCATTTTGATTAGTAAATGTTCTATTGATTGCTAATGTGAATGTCGCAACTTGTACACCAGATGGAGTCACTCTATATTCAGGTTCTTTTGTTAATCTTCCGACTAGTACAACTCGATTGATCATGATGATTGTCCTCCTTGATTTTGTTTAATAATATCTTGCTTCCAAGCGTTCAATGTTTGAATAGCTTGCATAGTTTCAGCAATACTTAATTTTTCATAGTTAATAATTTTCAATTGTGCTTTGACTGATTCAGTATCAGCTTTTACTAATTGCGCAAACCCTTCTATATGTTTTTGCAATAGTTTGATATCACTATCATCAGCTTTTGTATATTTCTCTTTCTTTTGTTTTGCATCTGCATCATCTTCATCAGTTGGTATATTGAAGAACTTGAGTAAGAAATAACGTTCGGCATATGTCAAAGCTGTACCATATGCCTTACTGGCATCATCTTGGTGACCTATCGCATAGAATGGTATTTCTAATCTTTCTTTAGGGTTGTCAGTGTTAATGAATGTATACGTCATATTCATTTCTACTAAGATATTGGGTTTCATATTGCCTTTCACTAAAACTTGAATGTCTTTATAATCTGCATGATGAACACTCGGATAAAGCAATAAATGATTTTCTTCCATTGCTTTTCTTATTTTGTGTAATATTTGAGAACCTTCAACATAGTTGTATTTGTATCCCTCAGCATCCTTTGTAAAGCCTTCTATATTGGATTTAACATCTAAGATACGTTGGTATAAATTTGTTTCTTGTTCACTCATTTACTTAACCCCCAATGATTGTGTTTGTTTAAGCTCTACGCCATCAAACTCACCATTAGCTTTAACATGAGCTAATAATCCACGTTTATCGAGTTTCGGTGATTGTTCTTTATAAAAATCTTTGGGTATTTTATTTTCATCTTTAATGTCTAAAGAAGGTGCATTATTTCGTATTGAATAGTTGTGTAGTTTAGTTTTAAATTTCGTTTTACCTGTATAGGTCATTGCTTCTAATAAAGTAGTTTTTAAACGCTCAATCCCGTTATTATTCTTTTTCTTACGCTCTTGTAATCTTTTTACTTCACGATCAATCGCTTCATTCTCCGACTCTAATGTTTTAACAACTGCATAATACCCATCTGCTTTATCTTCTAAGGCATCATTAATAGAATCTAATGTGTCTTTTAATGCTTTGTCATCCTCACTGTCTTGAATGATTTCCAACACTTCTCTGTATTGACTTGATAGTTCAAATATATTAGCCATGAATATACTCCTCCTTTATTGCTGCTAATCGTTGGTCCTCTTGTAAACATCTGTATACTTCTTTGCAGACATATTCCATTTCATGCGGATGTATTAAATCTAATGTTGTATGGTAACTGCCTGCATATTTAAAATGAATAACTAATTCACAAATATGTTTGTCATCTTGTTCTACTTTGTATTTAAGTTTTCTTGGCTTTAAGTAACAGTTTTCTAATAATTGAAGCCTATATTGATTACGTTCTAAATGTGGTGTGTACATATTTACAACCCTTTCTTAATCAAAGCCTTTCCTCTCATAACTTCGACCATATGGTTTTTAAGTCTTTCAAACGATTCTGGATGGTTCTCATAAATAGCAATCCATTTGTTATTGCTGTCGTACGAGTCGTGCCAATGTGTAAAATTAATAGCTATTCCATTTTTGTTACGATCTATTTCTAACCAGCAACGCTGGTCACTTACTTTAAACTCTTCAAATAATCTAGCAAATACGCTATATAGTTTCTTCTGATTGCTAGTCACCTTTGACGTCCTCCAATTTTTGTTATATGATTTAAGTTGAATATTTTGTCATTCTATTGACTCTTACTGTCTGCCAACAGTAGGAGTTTTATTTGTCTAAAGACTTTTTATTGATGAACATTTGAACTTTAGTTCTGTATCGTATTACAATTTCTCTATTTATTTCATTTGATAAAGAATTATTTAACTCTAGTTCATCAGGTCTGTATAACAGTAAATCTCCAAATGTTTTTGATTCTCTTAATGCTTTTTCAAAGTGAAAATCTACTTCTTCAATCACTGCATCTCTTAGTTCTAGTAAAATTTTTTCTATTTTTCTCATCTATTCTTCCGCTCCTTTATAAATTTGGTCAGCCATTTCAAATCCTGCTACTGTAATAATCCAGAATAAGAACGAATGCTCAACGGGTGTAGTACTAAATGACGATATAATAAAAAACTCTATTACTATTGTTAGTGTTAATGCTGGGTATTTGATAATGTTCCATGCTATATTCATACTTTTTTCTCCTTTAGAGTATGCTCCCCAAGTCTCCAATTTGTTTAAGCATCATACTCGTACATTATTTGTATACATATATCTTTTGCTTTATCAGATGGCCACCATGATTTTCTGTTTGTTTTTTTAATCTCAATTGCTTTCATCCGACTATCTTTCACGATGTGATTTCTAAAGAATTTTTCTCCAATACACATTCGCTCTTTAATTTCTTCTGCATCAACTAGCCAGTCTCCTTTCGGCATAAGATCACATCCTCTTTTATTTTTCTTTTGGTATAATTTAGTTATCATTTAACAAGGTGGTGATAACTATGGATAAAGATTTATTCGATAAAAAATTTGATGAACTTAAAGAATTTTTAGAAGTTGAATTAAGTGTCGAAAGTGATTATTTCAAACAATCCCAGTAGAAATTTAGAGAATTTAATCCAGAACTGAGTGAAGAAAAGATTTTTTACCTATCACTCTATGAACTTAATAAAAAATACTCTCAAACGATTACTTACAATACTGCGATGCTGCTTTTAAAAGACGACGAGCAGAATCATTAGCATTTTCAGGTTGTTTAGGTATTTCAAATGACTTGATTTTCTTTAAATCAATATTAGGTTCTCTTGTATTACTCTCAATTTTCCAAACCTTCCACGTCACAACCGCCATTGTGATGAAGAGGGCTATTTTTTGTAATTCGTTCATTGTGTTTCCTCCTTTATCTACTACGCCTGTTCACCTAAGAACTTATTGATAAAATATTGTTGGCCTTTACCAGTTACTTTTGGTGTCTTACTAATTGATACATGACCATCTGAATGTGTAATCGATGTTTCTTTGATTTCAAACAATTCTCGTTCCATCGAATATTGTGTTGGCATGTTATAATCAACGCCTTTACGTTTGATTAAGAATCCATTTTGACGTAACCATTCAAATAACCTGCGTTGTCCAATCTCTACACCATTCTGTTTGATTATCTTTGCTAATTCTCCAACTAGGATTGATGTCTTTGTTGTTGCTACTGCATCAGCAAATAATACTTTTGGTTTATCCTTTTCAATCTGTGTTTCTAATTGATAGATTGTGCCATTTGCTATTTTTAATGCTCGTTGCATGATCATTTCTGGACTGTTCCAAGCTTTTTCAATTTGAATGAAATACTGTCTTGCTCGTTTACCTGGTTCGCTACGTTGAATCATTGCGATTTCTTTTGCAGTGTCTAGTGTAAGTGCGTGGTCTGTAACGAATTGAAAACCACCATTTGCGATTGGACAATTTTGTCCAACTGTAGAATAATCAATATTTTCTTCGAATCCATATTCACTCATTCTTTCGAACCATTTTTTATAAGGTGTCTTAACTTCTAAAGCTTTGTGCAACTCACGACCACTTATTGCAATTTCTCCGTTTTCTTTTTCTTGGATATTGAACATTGTGCTAATTTCCGGTTTTGTTTGTGATTCTTGCATATTGTGTATGCTCCTTTCGTGTATAATTTAGTTATCAATCAATAAGGTGGTGATAACTATGAGTAGTAAATTCGAACAAATAGTTCAAGAATCCAGTGAGTTTGTTCAAAACGAATTCTTCACACAAGATTTTTTTGATTCCAGAATGTTAGAAACTCATGATGAGTTCGGTGAAGTTGATCTTGAAAAAGTTTTTTCATTAGTAATTGAAGTTTGTTCTGGATATTCAAGTACTGTTCTTGCCGAAACATTAGAAAGATTAGCTGCTGAAGGCTATTTAAAATCTGACAATTAGTTTTAATCCTTCAATTTTTCTAACCTCATTCTGCTCACTGCCATGAGTTGTTTGAGGTTTTTTATTTTCGTTGCTCATTTAGATTCCTCCTTTAAAAGTCGTTCTTTTTCGGGAACGTTATTTGTAAAAAAAATATCTAAATTATTGGTTTCATATCCTAATATTTTAGCCATTTTGATAAATTCGTTTGCTCCAATGTCCACAAATCCATTTTCCCTTTTGGCATAAGGTGTTCTTGTTTTCCACCCCATTTTATGAGCCATTTCATCTTGTGTTATACCACAAGCTATTCTTTCTGCTCTCAATCTCTTGAGATTTAGTATCATGTTGTCACCTCCATTCGTTCTCGTTTGAGAACTGTTTATAATTTATCACAGTGCGTTCTCATTAGTCAACGTTTTTAACGCAAAAATATTCAAAAAGTTTTTTTCTTCATACATATTGTATTCATTTGGGAACGGTGTTATAATCTAATTGTTCACAAAAAAGAACACTATAAAATTTTAGGAGATTCTAATTATGAGAACAAATGAAGAGATAGTTAAAATTATTAAAAACAATTTAGATAAGCAACAAATGTCAATTAGTGAACTTGCTCGTAGAGTGAATATGGCAAAATCTGCAGTATCGCGCTATTTAAATTTAACTAGAGAATTTCCATTAAATCGAGCAGAAGACTTCGCTAAAGCATTACATATAAGTACAGAATATTTATTAGGTTTCGAGAAAAATGAGCAGTCTCAAGAAACTAAACAAGACAACCTAGCAGCTCATCTCGACGGAGATTTCACAGAAGAAGAATTAGCAAAGATTAGAGAATATGCAGAAATGGTAAGAAAAGCACACCGTAATATGTAAGGAGAGATTTGATGGGACGTTATGAAGAATTACTTATAGAAAATAAACATCTGCCCATTGGCGACTCTTTTGTATTAGACGGTAAATTTGACGGTATATATGACAATGGTGTTATTTTGATTGATAAGACACTTTCTAATGCAAGAAAACTTGAAGTATTAGCTGAAGAGCTTGCTCATCACAAATTAACCGCCGGTGATATAACTGATCAAGAAATTTTAATGAATAAAAAGTACGAAATTAAAGCACGTAGATATGGTTACGAATTAATAATATCTTTAGACGGAATAATTTCTGCTTATCAGCATGGTGTACATAATCTTTATGAAATGGCAAAATTCTTTGAAGTTACTGAGGAATATATTGAAATGACATTAAAGCATTATAAAGCTAAGTACGGCATATCCACCTATCATAATGGTTACGTTATTAAATTTGAACCATTACAGGTGTTTAAACATTTAAATATAAATTAAAGGAGATATAAGAGATGAGTAACGAACAAAATAAACTTTCAAATAAAAAAAGACCACCTGGTCATTTAGGTGGTGGTCCTGATAACAGAGAAAAAAGAAGCAATGACAATACAAGAAAAAATTATAGAAATAGAACTTCTGAATTTCAACGCCCTTCAGAATCAACTATGGAATCTTTGTTTGGTGAAGATTACAAAAATAAAAATTAATCAATAATCTGATAAATTTTAAAATAATAATCCGTATTGCTTGGTTGATAAATATAAATAAAAGAAATAAGAGAGTTATCTTTTATTTTTGGAGTCGGTTCAATCACAAAAATCGAATCAAGATTTTCAGTTAATTCATGTTTATTCAGTATTCCATGATAAACAGGCTCATCACCTATGTTATTATATCTCTCAATATAAAACTTAGCATTTTTTTGTAAAATACTATCTATAGCAGCAGACTCAACATAAGGAGCAAACCCTTCTGATATTCTCTGTTTGTTCATATATTTCCTAAATATTTTAAACATCTTTGGATAAACATAAACATTTAATATCAAAATGATAAATAATGCTAATAAAATGGTAATTAGATTTTTAGCTAATGCTCCCCATTCAAGTAAATTCATAGAATTCTGAACAAGAAAGAATATTGATATGTTTACAAGTGAAAACATAATAGAAATCATTTTCTTAATTTCATTTTTTTCTGTATCAAAAAATGACAAATAATCTAAATAAATATATGTGAGAAGTCCAGCTACACCTGAACTTGATAACAATAAAATAAGTTCCATAACAATCACCGACTTTTTATTTTATTGTAACATAAGTAAAAACAATTAATAATCATTTTAAACATAAGAATAAATTATACATATCTCACACAAAGTGAGGATTCATATAAGGAGTGATATCATTGAAAATACTTAGATCTACTGATACTCACATTTATATTTTGACTGATGAAAAACATCAATTAAAACTTGCAACACCAGGTTTTAAAAACAAAAAACAATTAATGGAATGGTTAGAAATAGTATCGTCTGATTACGATAAAATGATTGAAGATCAAAAATCATAAATTTATATTTTTAAAACTTCAATTTTCACCACATTAAACACTATTAAGGAGTGCAATTAATGAGAATATTAGGTTTAACAGATAAAGGTTTAAAAATAAAAACCGAAGACGGACATATAATTTATTATTCTAATCATAAAGATTTGAACAGTAGCCAAATAGTAGATAAATTAATTAAATTTGCTGATTCATATGACAAAATGGTTAAATCCAAAAAATTAAATTGATTAACTATTATAAAACACCTCACATATAGTGATGTTTTCTTATAAGGAGGATATCAATGAAAATATTAAAATTTACAGATACACACATTTATATTTCGACTGGTGCTGGTCATCAATTGAAATTAATCAATCCTGGCCATAAAAGAAAAAGCGAAGTATATAAATGGCTAGAGATGGTTGCATCCGATTATGACAAAATGATTGAAGATAATAAATAGTGTTTCAAGGGGGTACGGCTAATGATATCAGGAGATAAAATAAGGAAAAGAAGAAAAGAATTAAAAATTCGCCCTGACCATTTAGCTAAGAAAATAAATAAGTCTGTTCATACAATATACAGATATGAAAGAACTGATCCACTAATTCTACCAGAATATGTACTTGAAGTTTTAGCTGATGAACTTCAAGTACCTACTACTTTTTTTACAGAATCCGAAGAATATAAAAATAGAGTTGTTAAAACAAATATATCTCAAAAGTTATATTTTGAACTTTTACATGAACTAGAAGATTGTAATCAAAAAGAAGTAAAAAAGTTAATCAGTTATATCAAATTCATAAAAAAACATCGCAATATTTAAAATTACATACATCTTGAAAGGTGGTGATATCCTAAGACTTAACAACCTCCCCAAGTCTCCAAACTTAACTGGAGGTAGTTTCAATGAAATATATTAAGTCGAAAAAATATGAAAATGTATATAGTTATAAGACCACAAATGGTGATAAACGTTATTGCTATAGACTCAAATACTACTTAGATGGCAAACGAAAAGAAAAACAAAAAAGTGGATTCTTAACTGAAAAAGCAGCATATAGAGAAGTTTTGTTATTAAAAACAGATATCGAAGAACAAGATTTTTCAGTTATAGAAGCTGACAAACTTACGGTTAAACATGCTGCTGAAATGTATTTCGAATTTAAAAGCCCAAGCTGGGCAAACTCAACATTAAGAAACAACAAAAACTATATTAATAATCACATCATCCCATTAGTAGGTAAAACCTATTTATCAAGATTAACACCTTATGAGGTACAAACTAGTTTAATCAATCCGCTTCAAGAGAAAGTGAATTATAGGACAACATATAACATCTATTGTACTTTTATTGCTATTCTGGATTTCATGGTTGATAATGAAAAATTAAAACGAAATAAAATATCAGGAAAAATGCATTTTAAAGAAGAAGATGCTCAACCAATATTCTATGATCAAAGTACATTAAAAAGGATATTAAATTACGCAGATAAAATGGAACCTGTTTATAAAACTATTGTTTATACCCTCACCTATACAGGAATGAGAATTGGTGAATTACAAGCATTAAGATGGACAGATATTGATTTCAAAAATAATACGATCAGTATTAGAGAATCTAGAAACGACCATGACAATTTTACAAAAACAAAAACGAAACGTTCAAAAAGAACAATTCACGTAGATCCTGAATTGATAAAAATGTTGAAAGAATATCAAAAATACATCGAGAATAAATCGTTTTATCGTAATGCACCTATCGATATCCATTCAGCAATTTTTGTTGGTAATTATGGATTAAAGCCTATTTCTAGGACAATCATTTACCAAGCATTCAATCAGATGTCTGAGGATTTAAATATAAAAATCCATGCACATGCTTTTAGGCATTCTCATGCTACATTACTATTAAAAGGTAATCAGTCTATATTCTATGTTGCTGAACGTTTAGGTAATACACCTAAGATGATTGAGTCTACTTATGGCCATATTATAGATAGTGCCAAACGTGATGTTTCAGATGCTTTTTCAAAAATACTGTCGGAAGAAGTGTCGGAAGTCATTCCATTCAACGCTCAATCCCTTTGA